CGTCATCGACGGAAGAGACCTCTTCGATCTGGCTTCTCGCCCTTTACATGGTCGGGATGCTGACTGGCCTTTTAGTGGCCTTGATCAGCTTACTTCTGGACTACGACTGGGGGAACTCGTTACAGTAACGGCCGGCTCAGGCGTGGGGAAGAGTACCTTTTGTGGCGAAGTAGCTCAAGCATTAGTTGACCAGTCCCAAAAAGTGGGCTACATTGCTCTTGAAGAGTCACTGCAACGCACGGCTCTTCGCTTGATGTCTGTCAAAGCACAAAAGCCGCTCCACCTCAACAATGAGCTGCCACCAGAACAACTCAAAGAAGCCTTTGATGCCTCGCTTGGTACGGGGCAAGTCTTCCTCCGTGATGGCTTTGGTTCGGTTGATCCTGATGCGATCCTTAGTGACTGCCGATTTATGGCGCAAGCTAAGGAGGTCAAGTGGATCATCCTGGACCACCTCTCGATTCTTATGTCTGGGAATGAGTCGCACGACGAAAGGAAGCTGATTGACGTTACAATGACCAAGCTTCGTTCCTTTGTTGAAGAGACAGGAGTTGGCATGATTCTGATCAGCCACCTCAAACGTCCACAGGGAGACAAAGGTCACGAAGACGGTCAGCAAGTCAGCCTTGGACAGCTACGAGGCAGTCACAGTATTGTCCAGCTATCCGACATGGTTGTTGCTATCGAACGCAATCTTTCCTCTGGGCACAGCCACGCTGCTGTGCGTGTGTTGAAGAACCGCTTCAACGGACAGACAGGTAAAGCATCCACTATTGTTTACAACCAGGAAACTGGTCGTATGATTGAAGATCTAAATGCAGAATTTGATGGCTCATCCTCATCCAAACGATCATTTGACGGAGCATCTGACCCATTTGGAGAATATTAAACTAGATGCTGTTTGTACCTGCGGCTGTAACGCCTTCTTTTATTCGGAAATGGAGCCTGATGGCTATTTCTGTTTGGAATGTGGCAAGCCGGATCCAATCACGCAGCAAACCCTTGACACAGAAGAACCAGGGTACTGGGGCCTATGACTAGGTTAGCCTTCGACATTGAGACGAACGGCTTGCCTCGTAAAGGCATGAGCTGTGTCCACTGCATCGTCACCAAAAACCTTGATACCGGAGAAGTCCTTCGGTACAACGACAGCGGTACTCACGAGTCTGTGACTACTGGTGTCAACATGCTTGCTGAAGCCAAGCTCTTAGTCGGTCACAACGTGGTTGGCTTTGACGTACCAGCGCTTCAGTTGATCTACCCCTTCTTTGAACCCGAAGCTGAGATCCTCGACACGTTGATCCTCAGTCGGATGTTCTACCCAGACATCCTGTCCATTGACTACCGCAGACGCCCTACGGCTATGCCTGGTAAGCTCTATGGACGCCACAGCCTTGAAGCCTGGGGCTATCGCCTCGGTGATTACAAGGGTGAGTTTGGTAAGGACACTGACTGGTCTGAGTGGTCCCAAGAAATGGAGGACTACTGCGAACAGGATGTCCATGTGGTTGAAACCCTCTTTACTCGCACCTTTGTTGAACGCAAAGATGACAAGGGTATGAACCGCCTGGAGCGCCACGCAGGAGCCATCAAGCTAGAGCATGACCTAGCAGCCATCATGGCTAAGCAGGAAGCCTCTGGCTGGCCATTTGATGTTGAGAACGCACAGAAGCTAGAATCCACTCTCAGAACAGAGATGGATAAGCTTGCCGACCACATGCGAGAAACCTTCCCGTATGTAGACGGTGGGGAAATGACCCCCAAGCGTAACAACAAAACCAAGGGCTACTTCGAGAACGCTCCATTCTGTAAGATTAAGGAGTTCAACCCCACAAGCCGCCAGCACATCGCTTGGGCTTTCCATAATTGGAGGGACTGGAAGCCTGATCAATTCACAGATACCGGAGCACCTAAGATTGACGAAGGAGTCCTACAATCCATCGGCACAGAAGAAGCCAGCATCTTTGCTCGGATTCTTGAGCTACAAAAAGCCCTCGGGCAGCTCAGTGACGGAACAAACGCGTGGCTTAAAATGGTCACAAACGAAGGAAGGATCCACCATACTTGCCAGCTTGCAACCAACACCGGACGCAACGCCCATTCCCGACCAAATCTTGGCCAGACGAGTTCAGACCCTCGTTGTCGTCAACTTTTTGGTCCTGGTAGCGGTATGCGTCAGGCTGCTGCCGATGCTTCCGGCTTGGAGTTGCGGATGCTTGGTCATTATCTCGCTGAGTTTGATGGTGGTGCGTTCGCTGACGTTGTAGTCAACGGAGACATTCACCAACAGAATGCTGATCGAGTTGGCTGTACTCGTAAAGAAGTAAAAACCCTGACTTATGCGTTTATCTACGGCGCATCTGATCGCAAGATCGGAACTTCCCTCGATAAGTCCCTCAATGAAACGGAAGCTAAAGCACTTGGCAAAGAGATTAGGGCTAAGTTCCTTAAGGCCATCCCCGGCCTTGATGGTCTTCTCAAGTCTGTTGATGAGTCTGCTCGCGCTGACGTTCTTGTTGGCTTGGATGGCCGACCAATCAAGCTACAAGGGAAAAAACATGCTGCCCTCAACTATCTCTTACAGAGTGCTGGGGCAATTGTGTGCAAACGTTGGAACGTAATTCTTTTTGATTGGTTCCAAAGTCAGAAACTCCACTGGGACATTGACTACCAATGGCTCGGATGGATCCATGACGAAATTCAACTCGCTGTTCAACCACACTTAGTCAATGACGCCAAGTTCGCGCTCGAATGGTCAATCGTCCAAGCGGGCGAATACTACGACCTCAAAGTCCCCCTCGCAGGGGAAGCAAAGGACGGAGAAACCTGGGCCGATTGTCATTGAACCAGAGCTCCGCATTGATGCTGACTTCTATGCTTACCGCACTTGTCAGGTCAATGAGATCGAACTTGATTGGGGTGATGATCTAATCACTATTGCTAGTAACTTTAAAGAAGTTATCAAAGCATTCACCCAAGAGATTGATCGCTTACAACGTCGCTTTGAAACCGACCGTGTGTTGCTGTTCTTTTCTGACAGCAAAAATTTCCGCAAGACTATTGACTCTGAATACAAGGGCAAACGCACCAAGCGGAAACCGGTAGGTTACAAACGGTTACTTGAGTGGTGTAAAGCCAACTACAAGACCATCCGTTATGAAAACCTCGAAGCAGACGACGCTTTGGGTCTGGAATGTCATCTCGATCCTAGCGATTTTATTCTTGTTTCTCCTGACAAGGACATGAAACAGATCAGCTGTCATCTCTTCAATGGGGATGAGCTGGTCTTTACAACACCTGAAGAAGCTGACTACTGGTTCTGGCGACAATGCCTTACGGGCGATCCAGTTGACGGCTATAAGGGCGTACCTGGAATTGGCGCAAAGGGTGCCGAAAAGATACTTGCCAAGGCAGAAGACCCATGGCAGGCTGTGGTGACCTCCTACGAAAAGGCAGGTCTTTCCCTTGATGACGCCATCCGTAATGCTCGTCTCGCCCGGATTCTCCGGCCTGGTGAGTACAACTCAACCACTAAGGAGCCAATCCTATGGACCCCTCCATCATCATCGGACTCGACATAGGTCTTATTGCATTAACGATCTATGTCATTGACCCGAATGTCTTCCACGCTTTCTACCTCGTTCTGTCCGGTATCCCAGCCTGGATCCAGTTACGAATCCGTCAAACAATTCTTGGAGTCCGACTCCGAATCGACCGACTCGCCTTTCGACCAGGACTTCTGGGAAGAATACTTACGGAACTCCAACTCCTTTCAATTAGACGCAACCCTGCCTATCGTGACTTCTTCGACAACAAAGTACAGTCCGACTCATTACAAGAGGGGGACGATTGAAGTCTGGGATTTTATCGTTGATCAAGAGCTTGACTACCTGGCAGGGAACGTGGTAAAGTACGTCTGCCGTGCTGGTTTTAAAAACTATGAATCCGAAATGGATGATTGGTTGAAGGTCAAGGCTTACGTTGAACGTAAGATCAAACAACTCCAAGAAAACCGCAACACCTAAATGGAACCGCTGCTCCAGCAAGCCATCAAATTTCGGTTGGCAATGGAACAACCGATCAACACCACAGACGAAACAGTCCATGAGCTTCAACACGCTCTTATTCAAGAAGAGTGGAATGAGTTTCACGAAGCTTTTGAACTTGAGTTTAGTCCACTCAACGAACACGAAGAGAACAAAGTCAACCAGCTCAAAGAGTTAGCTGATCTTGTTTTTGTTTGCTATCAATTTGCCGCTGCTCGCGGCTGGGACTTAGACACCGCAATGACGCGAGTGTTTGAATCCAACATGAGCAAACTTGTCAACGGTAAACCCCTTCGCCGTGACGATGGAAAAGTATTGAAGGGACCAAACTATCAACCTCCTGTTCTCGACGACCTCATCTGAAATGTCCACCCCTCAAAAGATTGCACGCACTGGCCGTGTTCAAAA